CATCAACAGTTCCAGCACCACCTGATGTATTAGCTGTTAGTTTCCAATTAAAACTTGCTACCCATACTCCCTTTAATGGCGTGAATGATAATATGTTTTTTGTAACTCCATTACTTACTTGTGTGCTTGCGCTGTCTGTTGACTTTGATGTATCTTCCACAGTGTAACCTATTTGAGTCGTTCCCATTGATGTTGTTGTGTTTGTTTGATTTAATAAAAAATTACCTGTAATTGATGTTGCCCCATCTGTTAGTGTAATATTCTGTCCTTCATTCACTTCTAAATAGCACGTATCTGCTGTATTTTGAGAGTTTATCCTATTAATTGCTGCTAATGCTGTTCCTCCTCTTGTAAATTGCCAACCATAAATAGTTCCAAATCCACCGCTCATGATTAAAGAAGGTTGTGTTGAAGTACCTAATATATATGTTGTAGGTGATGAAAAAGCAATATAAGAACCCGTATTTGAAGTCCCAGTAGTATATGTTTGACTAGATGGAAGAAGAGAAGTACAAGGCGTTGAGACTGTAATATTTTTGCCTGTTCCAGTAACAACATTAAAATCATTTGTAGGTTTTATAGATATATCACCCGAACCAATCACATCTAAAGTTGTAGCATTTTGAGTTAGAGTTGCTGTTTGAGCTGAAGCACCATTTTTAACTGTAATTCCTGCTGAAGCCGTCAAAGTATTTGTAGAAAAAGTATTCGTTCCAGTCCAAACATTATTAGTTGCTAATGGACTACTACTTACACTATCAACATAGGTTTTATTACAGAGCATATTTGCAGTTGTAGGAGTAATAGCACAAGAAGGTATAGCATAAAATACGGTTTGACTTCCAGTATTATTAAAAAAAATATCACTTCCATTAAAGTTTAAACCTGTGTAATTAAAACTAATTCCTCCACCGGTTAGGTTTAAATCATTTGCTGTTGTAATATCTATATCATCTGTGTATCCAAGAGGATCTGTTGCTATTGTCATACTTGTTCCCAATGTTGTTTTAATTGTAGGAGCATTTAAAGCACCAGTAATAAAAGTATTAGCATTTGAAAAAATCTTTTCACTTGAAATTGTTTGTGATGCTCCTGCTAATGTGACGTATAACCCACTTGCATGATTATTAACCCAAGCAGTCGTTGCTATATTTGAATCATTAGATAAAGCTGATACCGTTGGCGCTGTTCCACTTGTATTTATTATTATCGTATCACATATAATATTCGTTGTAGTTGTTGAATCAGAGTCTATAGTATTTAAACCGTCTAGGGTTGGTTCAAAGCCATAATTTGATGACATTTATATAATATATATTATATAAAAATTTTAGTTAAATAGTTTATAATTCTTGAAAATTTAAACAGCATATATATCGGGTATTTGTATTTACTGTTGCATTATCTGAGCTGTTAAATGTTCCTGATCCAGCCTGAATAAGATTCAAATTAATATTAACAACATTTATTAAATCATTAATTAATACTGGTTCATTGTCGGTTGGTTTAGAATCAAAATAACAGGGTATATCAAAATTACCGGCGGCGGCAGGATTTACATAAACCCCAGTCCCATCTGTTAAAACTCTAATAATTCCTGATGGTGTTTTTGTTGATGTATATCGAAACATTGTAGGAGTTCCTTTTCCTAAATCAATATGTAATGTATATTGGTTATTTGTTGTAATTGTCCCAGTTGAAAAAGGTGAAGCCCTTGAAATAAACGAAAATGTCATAGCATAACTACTATTTAATCTCCAAACTTCACTAACACACTGATTTAAATTGACTGGAAAAATAGCATTAAATTGTGTTCCAGACCATGAAGATGTGGTATTACTATCTAACCAGACTTTAAAATTTTTTTTTAAAGGTAATGAAATAATACTCATTTTTTTATACTTTTCTTGATTGTCATAATCTTGGTTAATATTCATATTATATATTATTATAATATATATTAAAATTTAAAAAAAGTTTTTAAGAAAAATTAACACCTAAATTGGAAACTGGGGCTCTGAAGGCCTCAATACCTGATTTTGTAGCATCAACAATATTTTGTGTTTTTTGAACTATATCTCCTCCTTTTCTCGCTCCACTTCTAATACCTTTCGCAGTTTTTCCAGCTACACCGGCAAGAGCACTACCAGCCATCAATGGGATTCCTATTTCGGGGGCTACTATAGATAATAATGGAGCAATAGCAGAGCCAATCCCACCTACTTTAGTAAAAGTATTTCCAATTTTTCTAAGTCCAACATCTGCGGTTCCACCTTTGGAAAAGAATTTTTTAGTATCTGAACCTAATTTTGTAAAAAATTTTCTAACTGACATTCTATATATATTATTATATACTATATTATTTTTATAAAATTATTATTTGATCCCAATTCAAGAAGATTTTTTGGCTATTTGAATCAATAAAAATAAAGTCATGAGAGTTTTTAAAAGCAATTTTAACAATGTCTTTAAAAACATTTTCAGGTATTTCTACTTGTTCATCGAAAATTGTGCTCATTTCTTTTTTCTGTATTTTGAATATGAATAAAGATGTTAAACCCATTCTAACCTGCATTGGAATACTTTTATATGTTTGGCAAGCCATCCAAATACTTAAATGACAATGTCTTCTATTATTTACCATATGTAATAATAATTTTTCACATTCACCTTTTAAACTCTTTTGAACATCATCTAATACTATTAATGTCTTATATCCTAATTGTGCATTATCTTCAGCTATTTGATAAGCTTCTGCTAAATTATCAATGTTTAATTCATCATATATTTGTTCATCAGGCAATATAGACCAAAAATCATTTTTAATACTCGCTCGACTATTTGGAGGAATAAAACATATTATAGTATGATAGATATTTTTAAACATGCTTGGGCTCTGTAAAAGTGAAATCAAAAGCGTACTTTTACCGCTACCAGCCTTTCCAAGGAATAAACAAAAATTATGCTTATTCATTAGACTCGTAATTTCGTAGTCATTAAGCTTTTTATGTAATTCAGAATCAACAACAAAAGAAGGTTTTTTTAAATTTGGTATATCGTTTTTTTTAATAGTTATACTCATTATATATATATTAAACAATTAAAAAATTATATAAGGTTTTTTATCATTTACAGTTTCTTCAATCTTTATATAAAATTTAGGCTTTTCTTCTTTTTTAAAAAATGTTTTTAGATTTGTTTCTTTCCCAAATTTCTTTTTTAAATAATACTGTTTATTATAATTTTGATGATATAATTTTTTATCTGTATTCATAGAATTTCTTTTATATATATATTATATATACAAAAAAATGTTAAAAAAATGTTCTATTTGTGGAAAAATTGATAAAGAGAAAGTCAATATAGAAAACGATTACTATCATGAAATATGTATTGATAATTACTGGTTAAAAATAGATAAACTTGATAGACAAAATATTGTTCATGACTTAGTAAGAAGAGAAAGAAGAAGAAGGACTATAAAGTTATTTTATGATATGATCGTAGAATAAAAATATAAAACTAATATATATGAAACCAAATTACAACAATTTTTTAAAGACATGGAGCACAGAAAACAAAATCACCTCATTTTTTGGAAGTGATAAACCTGATTTTTTGAAAGCTTGGGGAGATGTTAAAAATCAAGCAGTAAAAAAGAAAGAAGTAATAATGAAACCAAAAGAAGAAGAAGCACGCAATAACAGAATGAAACCAAAACAAATAATAATTCAAGATGAACCAAAAGAAACAGAAGATTTTATGACAGTTATAAAGGATGGTAAAAAAAGGATTGTTATGGATGAACCAAAAGAAGAATACCCTGATATTATTAGTAGTGAATTACAAAAAATAATTTATATTACATCATTAGACAAAATTAAAAAGGCTTTGGTAGATATAAACTTTAAAGGAAGAATGAATACTAATAAAGTATTATTGAATCTGCAATTATTACAGAATTTAGATATTAATAAACAAAAAGAACTTATTAATAAATTAAAATCATAAATAATAATAATTCTTTATTATATATATATAACAAGTAGGGGCTTTTAACTGGATAATTTATTATTTAACTTATTTAAATGATAAATTGATATAAATAATGTAGTTAATGGGGTTAATATCTCAATAAAATTAATTTTATTGATAATATAACAAGTTTAAACAGCTTATTTATATCAATTTCATAGTTAAACTAGTTAAATTATCAATTATTTGGTTAATATATATATTATAGTATATATATATTAAAAAGAAATCATATTATTTTAAATGAATGCTTGGACTTGTTTAGAAACAGTATCGAAAACTAAGACAACATCAGAAATTCCCCATGCTTGACAGATAATAGATGAAGTGGATGCGGTACCTAAAACTAAATTGAGGAAAGGAGGAGAAGCACGAGTATTTAAACCACTGAAAAGAATGGATGAAACTTTTTCAAGGTCATAACCATAATAAGCAGAGTTGGGGAATTTAGCTATATTAGTTTCAGTATTATCTGAACCAGTGTAGGCCGCGCGAACACCGGCCGCCGGAACGACTAATCTAGAATCAGAACCAGTAGGAAGTGAAGGAATAACTGCATTATAAGAATTAGAAGATACAACAGTCCCTAATGATTTAGCAAGCCCGCCCCCGAGCGATTGTATGAGGTAGGGATAACCTTCCGCAGGTCTAGCGCAATCGTTGATCGGACGATTTGGGAAGAATTGACCCCCCACTTGACATTGTCGAGAGGTTAGGGCGATATTGACAGCATCGTAGTATCCGTTAGGACACACTGCAGAAACTGAAATCCCAAATTGATGGATGATGCTTTTAACTGAAGAATTTCTGATTTGGAGTAATAATTGTTGGTTTCCTGAAGAACCACTAGGAATATTAACACTAGAATTTGTGTAAGTAGTTGCTTTCATATACCATTTACCATCCTGAAGAGTTTGTCTTAATTGTTGTGAAGCCATATCAGAAATATCTACATATTTCATGTTTAATTGGAATTCACTAAGGGTGAAAGCAGTAAAAACTGGTTGGGTAGCGACAGCTGTGCAAAAACTAACTAAAGGAACTAAATTCGCAGTGGTCATAACTAATTGAAGATTATTAACTGAACCAACTGGGAAAAGCTTGTCAGGAGAATTTACACCAATAACAGATAATAAAGGAATACAAAAATTGTATCTATAAGAAGTGGTGCCGGTATGTGCTAAATCGATACCGTTAGCGGTATTCGTATCTGTGCCCATTGCTACCGAAATCCCACCGTATCTTTCAGAATAATTGACGGTATTTTGTAAGAGAAAATTTTGAAGCATACCATATTGATTAATAGTTTCAATTGGAGTGTTGTTTGAATATAGGACAAGTGAATCAAACCAAGACGCACCAGAGCCAATCAAACTCATAAATCCACCAGTAGTAGAAGAAGCCGTTGTAGTGGAATATGTCAAGGTAAAAGATAAACTGGTGTGAGTTGGGTCGCAGAAAACGGATTCACTCATTCCACTGGGAATAGTGAACGAAATATTTTGTGCTGTATAATTACCAAAATTACCGGTACTATTAGCAACAAAAGAGGTTGCAGCAGGTGTAGGACCCACTACAGAGGTTTGACCATCAGGCGCGACATTGACCGAATAAGATCTAGCAGAATCAGACATAGAAGGTGGTAAATCATACTTTAAAGAAGCTGGGAGACCCATAGCAGATGAAGGAAACATTGAGGAAGCCATTTTGAATATATAATTTATATTATATATTATTTTTCTTTTAAAACTTTTAAAACTTTTGAATTATATTATTAAAATTAGTTATTCTTGGTTGTTCTAAATAATCTATATCTATTTGAATAGTCATCAACCAATCCACACCGTTAAAATTTATTAATTGATTAGAATCATTAGTAGCTCTGATAACAAATGTTGTAATACTCCTATCTTGTATTAAAAATTTGTTTTGTGTCTGATTAACATAGTTTATTATAGAGTTTTGGCCAGCGTTATTTTGAAGTGGTAGAAAAATATCATTTGATCCATCAGAAGTAGAATAGCAACCGAATTTAAAATAATTTGTCCTAAAATTAATTCTTTGTAAAGGAATAAAATTTACTACATTTTCAAAAGTGTATGTTAGATTACCTGTATAATCAGTTGTTCCTAAGCCCATAACACTATTTACAGTGCTTTTTGAGTCTGATGAATTAATAGTAAAATTTGTTGTTGGGTGTGATAAAGTAAATTTAGTTGTTATTGAGTTATAAGTCATTGTATAGCCTGAAGGAATAATTGATAATAACATAGTCATAAATGTATTAACATTATAATTTCCCCTAGTTAGGGTATAAACAGTTCCATTTAGAACAAATTGATTATTAGTGTAATTTAAGATGTAAAAGGAATTGGGCACCTCACAATGAACAACACTGAAATAAGCATTTTGAACATGATCTAAATGGAATGTTAGGTCAGGTAGTTGAACCAGGATTTGAGAACAAAAGTCTCCATTTTGTCTACCTATAGCTGATGTTATATTAAAAAGTTTGGAAATTGTTTTAATCATTTTTATATATAATATACATAGAAATTTATTCTTTTTTATCTTCAATTTCTAATATTTCAGGTTTATTTAGTGATATACATTTAGTTCCTTCTTCTTGTTGTAATTTTTGGGATTCTTCTAAGGGCATCATTAATGATAATAATTCTTTTAGCTCATTTTGTTCATCTTTTATTTCTTCAATATAATTTTCTGCTATTTCTGGTTTTCCAAGTTTTACTGATGCAGTAATGATAGCTATGTTTTCAGGTAATCCAAGTTTTACTAAACCTTCGACTTCTCGATTAAATTTCTTATCCATTATATAATATAATTTATATAATAATTTTAAATTTTTAAATTTTTAATATATATATAGTTTATATATGGAAGAAAATAAAATATCTAAAATAGCTAAGAAAAAATTGACTGTTAAAGCTCCTGAAGTCCCAGAAGTTGAAATAAAACAAGTTATAACACCTATTATTGAATCTGAAGTTATTGAAGCACCTAAAAAGAAAAGAGGTGGTAAGCCGGAAAATCTAGCTTTAGGACGGGCTAAACTAGCTGAAACTTGGGCAGAAAAAAGAAGATTAAAAGAAGAATTAACACAGCAAGCAATTGACAAGAAATTGAAATTGGTTATGAAACAAAAAGAAACTATATATAAAGATTTTGGAGTTAAAAGTGATTCTGAAGAAGAAGAAGAAATAATGGAACCAATAAAAAAGGTTGTAAGAAAAGTTATAAGTAAGCCAGTTAAGAAGCCCAAGACAATAAAATATATTGAAGAAAGCGAATCAGAGGAAGAAATAGTATATGTTAAAAAACCCAAACAACCTATTCAACAACCAACTAAATCAAACATTATTTTTTATTAAAAATTATATAATAGTATATTATATAATAAACATGCTTAAAAAGTTAAAGGAAACTAAAATGAAAAAACCCAAAGCTAAACCAAAACCAAAACCAAAACCAAAACAAAAACAGAAGCAAAATGTAAAACAGATTGTTAAAGTAAATGTCCAAAGCACTGGAGGAGGTGGTAGTGGTGGGGCGTCTGCCATACCTCCATCTTTTTCTAATAGAACAGGTGAAAATGTAGCACTATTAAACATTATTGACCAATTGAAACAAAGTATTAGGCCTCCTATTCAACCACCATCCCAAATACCAACAAGAACAGAAGAACAACCTGAAATACCATATGATCCAGTCAATGATGAAGAAACAGTTAATAATGTTTTTAATGCACCAATTAATAATGATGAAACATTATTAGAACAAGCCATTAAGAGAGGAAGACCAGAAATATCAGAAGAAGAAAAACAAATAAGAGCACAAGTAAAAGAGGAAGCCAGAGCAATAGCAAGGAACGAAGCTTTACAAAAATTAGGCCAAAAAGCTTATTTAAAAGAATTAGATAAACAATTATTAAAAAAAGAACAAATTTCTGGAGGTGGTGAAAAGAAGAATAAATCAACCAAATCTAAAGAAGCTGGAATAAGGTTTCCTATTACTGATCCATATTTTGAAGGTGAAGTTGAAGAAGAGTAATAGTGTTATATTAAATCAATAGAATCTCTACCAATTGGACATTCATTTTTAGGTATTTTTACTTTTAAACATAATTGACAATAGCAATAAGAATAATCTAATTTTAATATTTCTTTTGTGATAACATCATTATCTTTGAATTCCTTAATCATTTTATAACACTTTTTATGAAATCCTCTATTTTCCCAATCTTTATAATCTCCTATTCCATTTTTTCTTTCATAACCTATTATTTTTAATGGTTTATTACAATAATAACATTTCATTTTCTATATATATATATTATATAGCATACTTTTATATTATTATTTTATTTGAAATGGTAGGGAATTAAAAAAATATAATAATATGAATTAGTCTTCTTATATACCTAAATGGTAGAAATGGTTGAAATGGTTGAATTTATATAAGATAGGGGAAAATACTTATAGATTGTCAAAAAATACTTATACCCATACCTAAAAAATTCAACCATTTCAACCATTTTTAATAAAAATATATTTTTTTCTATATAGAACAATTAAAATAATTTAAAAATTTATTTTCTTTAATATATATATATAGAATAAAATGAGAATTCAAGAATTTTTAAAATTAGAGAATATCAAAGCAATGAAAATTTATTATTATATGACTACTGAAAAAAAGCCAATTGGTGATAAAAACACAATGACTATAAAAGAAATAGATGATATTGATGAAGTAGAAAGACAAAACCATATGAAAAAACAAATTTATTATTTAACACCTGAACAAAAAGAAACATTAAAAGAATGTTATTCTATCTTTTTAAAACACACTAAAAATGTATATGTTATTGATGTAGATGATGATAAAATAAAATCATTAGATGACTTTGTCAATAAATTAAAAGAAAAAAATAATAAGTTTGTAGAATATATTCAAAAGTGCCCATGGACTAAAGGAAATAATAAAGGTATTCATATATACTGCAAAATTGATAATATACCAGAATACACATCAGAGCTTGATGTTTATAATGATTTTAAAGGTGATTTAATAGGCCGAAAAAATGAAGAAAATAAAGGTAATAATATTTGGGAAACATTTGATAAAATAGTTTATAATTACGACGATTCAATCCCAGAAATAGAATATAATCAAATCAAAACAATTTTTAACAAGTCAATCAATAATGACAAAGTAGATATAGAATTTTCAGATGATGAAGAAGAAAAACCAAAAGACAAAAAAGAAAAGAAAGACAAGAAAGATAAAGTAGGATTCCAACCAATCACAAGTAATGACAATGAAACAATTGATTATATAAAAGTATGCTTAAAATATAAAGTCTTTGAACTATTCACTACAGAAAAAAATTATGAAAGATGGAGAAATTTAGGATTCCTTATTAAAAATATATTAGGCGATGAAGGAGCAGATTTATTTAATGAAATATCAAAACAAATGCCTAAATATGACGGTGAGAAAAAATGTAATGGTTTTTATGATTCACTAATAACCCATATCAAACCAGATAAACAAATGATAACTTTAGGATCATTAAAAAAATGGATAAAAGATATAGATAATGATTTATATAATAAAATAAACAAGGAAATCAAACCAATTTATAAATTTGAAATAGATGAAATGTATATTGATAATTTTGATACTACATATTTCAATACTTTAAAAACTTATCAAAATAAAAAAACATATTTTGAACTTTTTATTTGTAAAGTATTACAACCCCAAGCTATTTTTATATGGTCAGAAAATAATAAGGATAGCGATTTTAATACAATATTATATTCTAAAGATAATCTAACAACTGCTTTTGAACATCTGAAAAGTGGTATTTTTAAAAAAGAGAAAGAAACAAGTTTTATTAATGAATGGTTTAATGATAATGAAATGAAAACTTATAAATGTATGGATTTTTTACCTTTTAATGGTATTAGAAACATTAATAAAACAAATAATAAAGATACTTATAATTTATTCAATGGTTATAATAAAAATATTGAATTCAAAAATATTATTGGTCAGAATAAAGATGGAAGCCCAAAATATAAAGAAGAAAACAAAGAACAACTTTTAAAACCATTCAAAGATTTATTATATGAATTAGTTGGTGCTGATAAAGAATGTTTTGATTATTTTTACAACTTTTTAGGCCATTTAATCCAGAAACCAAATGAAAGAATCCCAATAGCTTTTATTTTCAAATCAAAACAAGGAGTTGGGAAAAATGTTATGTTAAATGCAATTGGGAATATTATAGGACAAGCACATTATATAAGTTCATCAAATGCTAAAGATTTTTTTGGTGATTATGCTGAAGGATTATATAGAAAATTATTAGTAAATATCAATGAATGCGAAGGTAAAGATACTTTTGATTATGAAGGTAGATTGAAATCTATTATTACAGAAGATAAAATGACATTAAATCCTAAATTCGTCCGTCAATATACAATTAACAACTATGCAAGATTAATAATATTCACTAATAAGGCTAATCCAGTCCCAATTGATGTTAGATCCAAGGATAGAAGATATGTGGTTTATCAATCAACAGACAAATATTTAGATGAAAAATATGGAACAACATTTTGGAAAAAATTGGTAGCTCATCTTAAAAAGCCTGAATTTATAGCCTGTTTATATGAGGATTTAAATAGTATTGATTTGAATAAAATTAAATGGAAAGAATCAAGACCAATTACAAAGGCTTATTTAGATATGTGTAAATTATATGTGCCTGTTGAAGCTATGTTTTTAGAATCCTGGATTGAAGAGCACATAGAAAATAATTTAAATTCAAAATTATCAGATGAAGAATATATTAGTAATAAAATAGAAATCACAACAGTTGATTTTTATGAAAAATATAAAGATTACTGCCGAAAATTTGGATATATTACTGATAAATCATATCAGGCTACACTAGTAAAATTTACTAGTAGATTATTAGAATTAGATTTAGAAATTCATAGACAAAAAACAAAAATAACATCTGTTTTTAGATTTACCCCAAAATATGTTTTAAAAACTATGGAAGAAAGAAACTGGATTATTAAAAATGAATTAAAAATTGATGTAGAAGAATTAAAAAATATTGGTGGTGATGATTTTGATGATTATTTTGCTTAATCATTAATAGCTAGTTGGTCATATTCTTCTTTTATCAAATTTTCTATTTTCTCTTTTTTTACATAATAATATTGTTTTGCTTTACTTCTCATCTTTTCAACAAAATCAATATTATTTTTATTTTTTAAATAATATTTTCTACTTGCTTCTTTAGCTTTCTCTTTTCCTTGATCGGTTTCTTTATATTTCCTTATAGCTTTTTTTTGTGAATCATGATATGTTTTATTTTTATCTTCCATTCTTATATATATATATACTATATATTTTATTTTTATATATATTTTTATTATAAATGTATTATATATGTTAATTCGTCCATCAAGTAGAAAAGACAAAAGATTCCAGGCAATATTCCCAGATAAAACAATCATTAATTTTGGTTTAAAATCTGGGAATACATATATTGATCATGCAGACAAAAAGAAAAGAGAAAACTATATTAAAAGACATGCTCCTAATGAAGATTGGACAAAAATAAACCCGGGTAGTTTGAGCCGGTATATCCTCTGGGGTTCCTCATCTAATATTGATAAAAATTTTTATGATTATAAGAAAAAATTTAATGTATAATAGTATATATAATGGTTTTAACTTATAAGAATAAGTTTAATAAAAAGTTTGGATTTGATAAAAACGAATCTCACAGTATAGGAGAGATAGCCAAAATAACAGGTTATAAAAAACCTGGTTTAAAAGTAATTTTTGAAAAAGGAGAAGGAGCATTTTTTTCAAATCCTCAATCAGTACGTCCTAATGTAAAATCAAAGGAGCAATGGGGATATGGTAGGGTGTATAGTGCTGTAATGGGTGGTAAAGCATCAAGGATAGATTCAAATCAATTAAAAAAAAATTTACCCAAATTTATTTAATGTATAAAAGATTTTTAAATTATAAATTAACTAAAATTTTATCTTAGTTAATAATATATAATAATGGATTTATCAGAAGCAATCAAAGAAAAAAGGCCTAAATTATCAGACAATTCTTTAAAAACTTACAAATCAATTTTAACTAACATATACAGGAAATGTTATCCGGATGATGATGAAATTGATTTAAAGAAATTTGATGATACCAAGCATATTTTAAACCACCTAAAAGATATTCCTTTTAACAAAAGAAAAACAACCCTGGCCTCATTAGTAGTTATAACAGGTAATAAAGAATATACTAAACTAATGAAAGAAGATATTGAAAAATATAATGATGAACAAGTATTACAGAAAAAAGATGGTAAATTCGAAAATATGATTTCTATAGATGAAGTAGAAAAAGTATTAAGAGAACATGAAAAAGAAGCTAAACATTTATATAAAAAGAGTTTGTTAGATATGAAAGAATACCAAAAGATTCAAGATTATATATTATTATGTCTTACAAGTGGTATTTATCAAAGTCCTAGGCGATCATTAGATTGGGTAATGAAATATAAAAATTATTCTGTAAATGATAAAGAAGACAATTATATAGATATGAAAAAAAAAGTATTTGTATTTAACAAGTTTAAAACAAAGTCATCCAAAGGACAACAAATATTAGAAATACCCAAATTATTGTATCCAATTATAAAAAAATGGATCAGTATTATCCCGGATGATATGGACTTTTTATTATTTGATTCTAAAGGACAAGAACTGACACCTAGTCAAATGACCCACAGACTTAATAATATATTCAAAAAACCAATTAGCACTTCTATGCTTAGACATATATATTTGACTTCTAAATTTTCAAATGTAAATTTACAAGACTTAACTAATACAGCTCATGAGATGGGAAATAGTCCATTACAAGCATTACAATATGTAAAAAAATGACTCTATTATTTACCACATTCAATACATCTATTATTAAAAATAATATTTTCTGGTTCAACAATTTGGACTATTTCAGGTTCTATTATTTGTTCATTATCTAAGTTATTAATGTATTCAATATGCTTTTTACTTTTTCTATGTTGTGTTATATTAGCGTATGGATACATAATCCCACATTGACACATAACTTTTCTTTTATATTTTTCCGGATCATATCCAAAATCTTTTTTATATTCTTCTAAACTCCTATGAGATTTATTTGTATTCAAAGTAGCGTTATATTCTTTTCTTAGTTGCTCTTCTCTAATTTGACAATCTAATTTAGAATCACATTCATATTTTTCTATTGGTATCATTACACAATTATCCCAACCTCCCAAACCTCTGATAACTTGATAAATTTTAGAGTTATAGCCTGTTGAATTGGGATTATTACATGTTTGTTTGTGCATTTGTTTCCTTTGGTTATAATCTTTTGTAGAACCAATGTAAATAAAATTTCTAATTTCAATTTTGTAGATGTAAAATATCATAATATATATATTCTATATATAAAAAAAAATATTCTATACATAAATAATATATAAAAAATACATAAAAATATGTTTTATATTAAAGTAATCCACCATAACCAATTTGATAAATAAGCCAGCCCATAATGTTTTAAAATCATACTTATTATAACAAACCCATCTAATGACATTAAAGTATTAACATATTTTATTACTTTATTTGACACATTAATACTTTTTAAAAATTTTGTCCTTAGATATTCAAAAATCCATTCTTGAATATCCTTTATTAGTTTAAAATCTTTCTTTCAAACCAATCAATACAAGAATGCTTAATAACAGACCATAATTTCTTTTTAACAATTTGGCCGTTTTCATGAAGATATTCAATATTAGCTTCTAAGTCTTTTAAGTTTTGGGGGCTCATACCATTCCATAATTTATTATAGACTTGGAAAACAATGTCTTTTTTGTCTATTTTCTTTTTTTCTTTCTTGTTGTTTATTCCGTGCTCGATCATACAACAGACCATTGTGAGCATTTCTAGATTCATTCTATATTCATTATGGTTTGGGATACTAGCAATTTTTTCAATAATTTTACAAATTAATTTGTTAATTTTAGCATCTTTAGCAAGTCCATTTTTGGGGAAAATGTAGGAAAAATTTGAACTCATATATATATTATAATATTATATAATAAATTTATTATTTCTATTTGTTTTTATAATATACAAATATTTTTATGCAGAACCAATTTTGGTAATAATAACATCAACCTTGAAGCTTTCTTAAAGGTTGGTTTAACCTATTCTTGTATAAGTAAGCATGGGTATTGCGAGATATACAGTATTAGGTCCTGCTAAACCACTAAAACGAATATTCGCATTTATATAATATGCTGTTGATCCGTCTGCGTTTATTACACCCGATAAATTACCCTTATCACGAACACCACCACTTCCTCCAATAGCATCGTTGAGTTCTCTTAATTCATTAAAACTTCTATACTGTGTCAAAGAAGCGCTTGTTGCTGATAAACAAACTTCCCAACCATCAACAGTTCCAGCACCACCTGATGTATTAGCTGTTAGTTTCCAATTAAAACTTGCTACCCATACTCCCTTTAATGGCGTGAATGATAATATGTTTTTTGTAACTCCATTACTTACTT